ATACAAGCTTAGACAGGGGTAAGAAGTATTAAGGTAGCTCCTTAATGCTCAGACTTATCCTCTTGTTGACTGAATAATTGTAAGAGTTATATTGATGTAAGGCGAAGGTCTAATAATATATTTTTATATACTGCGAGTGGAAGGTAAGGCATCTTGCTGGTCTCATAAACCAGATAAAACTAGTTCGATTCTAGTACGTCGCAACCATAAAAAACTTATTGCTAAAAATAAGATTTTTCATTAATTCTTCTTCCAAGCTACTGAATAACACCAGTAGCTTGAATTATAGGTATTAATGATACTAGATAGTTGATATATACATTAATCTTATGTGTAAAATATGTGTGATGTTTTTTTACAAGCCAATTTTATATTTAAGCTGATTCTAGTTAAGGCTGAATATCACGGAAGTAGTGTTTAATGGAAGCACGTGGAATTAGTCTGAAGAGTGGGTTCGATTCCCACCTCCGTGAAAGGCCCTATAAATTACTCATCTACCAAGTTGTAGAAGGAGTCTCTGAAGAAGTATGTAATATCAAATGTTACATGCTTCTTTTGTTATGTATAGTATGAAGTGATATATAAAAATATTAGGTTATAAGTTTTGTAGTGATAATAAAGTACGTACATAAAACACTAGTTTTTCCTTACGTAAGTAAAAAACGTTATATCATTTCATAGTGTTTATAACAAAGGAGGGATTGTATGACACAACAGGAATTATTTAAACAACATAAGATAAAGTGCAAAAATTGCACCTTAAAAGACAAATGTGATGGAATACATTTAACAATAAATAATACTACAAAATGTGAAAGAGGTGAAGTAAATGAAAGTAATAACAATACCATACATAAATAGCAAAGGACAACCAGCAGATTATTTTTATGATCTAACTAATGGAAGTAAGGTAATTAAAGCTGGAACTGTTTTAGAAGTTTCAGAAAAAAGAGCAAAGGAATTAATGGGAGACAACGTATTTAAAATTAAATTTGCTAAAGAATTTAAAGAAGTTAAATCAAGTAACAGCTTAGAAGAAATGACAAGAGATGAATTATTTGAATTAGCTGACAAGTTAGGATTAAAAGTTCCTAGAAATACAAAAACAATTAATTTAATCAACAAAATAAATGAGAAACAAAACTCGTAAAAATAGGGGAGGTCTGAAATATGACTGATAAACAAAAATTATTCTGTGATGAATACTTAATAGATATGAATGCAACAAGAGCATATAGAATTGCATATCCAAGTATAAAAAAGGAAAGCACTATTAATTCTCTTGCAAGTAGATTGTTAAGAAATGATAAGGTTAACGAATATTTGGAAAAAAGAAAATTAGATAGACAAAAGCGAACAGAAATAACACAAGATATGGTGATAAAAGAATTAGCAAAAATAGCTTTTGTTGATATGAGAAAACTATATAATGAAAGAGGCAATTTGCTAGATATCCATTCAATTGATGACGATACAGCAGGAGCAATATCTTCAATAGAAACATTAGAGGAATATTCTGGATATGGAGAAAACAGAGAAAAAACAGGCGATACTCAAAAAGTGAAAATGCTAGATAAAACAAAAGCATTAGAACTATTAGGCAAACATCTAGGAATGTTTAAAGAAACAAATATAAATGTAAATATGAATTATGAAGATTACATCAGCAAAGTAGTTGATGACGATGAGTATTAATACAAAAAAATATATAGAGAACTATTTGAAGATTAGAAATAAACAATCTCAAATAGTTCCTTTGATTTTAAATGAACCACAACAAAAATATTATGGTGTAATCAAAAAACTTCATGATGAAGGAAAACCAATTAGAATAATAATACTTAAAGCACGACAAATGGGATTTAGTACTGTAACAGAAGCATTATTATTTAAAAAGACAGTAACTAAGCATAATGTTAGTTCTGGAATAGTAGCACACAAAGAAGATTCGACAACAAACTTGTTTGAGATGTCAAAACTATACTATGAGAACTTGCCTGAGCCAATGAAACCAGCAAGGAAAAAGTCAAATGCAAAAGAATTGTTATTTAACAACAAAGATAACACAGGTTTAAATAGCAGAATAAAGTGTATGACAGCAGGTGGAAATGGTATAGGCCGTTCAGATACATTTATTAATTTGCACTTGTCAGAACTTGCTTTCTGGGAAGGCGACAAAAAGAAAACACTTATAGGATTATTACAAGCAGTACCAAACACATTAGATTCAGTTGTTATTATAGAATCAACAGCAAACGGTTATGAATACTTTAAAGAGTTATGGGATAAGGCAGTTGCTGGAGAAAATGAGTTCTATCCATTATTTGTAGGGTGGAACGAATTAAAAGAATACCAAATGCCATATACAGGTTTTAAACTAACAGATGAAGAAAAACTTTTGCAAGAGAAATATAATTTATCTTTAGAACAGTTAACATGGCGTAGATGGTGCATAAATAACAACTGCGGTGGTGATATAGATGTATTCAAACAAGAGTACCCTATTACACCTGAAGAAGCTTTTCTATCAACTGGTAGATGTTATTTCAAGAAAGAAGTTATCATTAATAGAATACAAGAATTAAGAAGCAAAGAACCAATATTAAGAGGTTCTTTTTTTTGCGATTATGATGGAACTAAGATTAAAAACATTGTGTTTAAAGCAGATAAGAAAGGCGAGATAAAGATATTCAAAAAGCCAGAACCAGGAAGACCTTACGTACTTGGTGGAGATACAGCTGGAGAGGGCTCAGATTTCTTTACAGCTCATGTAATAGACAATATTACAGGAGAGCAAGTTGCAACTCTTAAAACGCAATGTGAGGAGCTTGAATATGTAAAACAAGTTTATAGTTTAGGTAAATACTACAATGAAGCTTTAATAGGATTAGAAAACAATTTCAGCACATATCCAACAAACAAGTTAGCTGAAATGGGTTATCCAAAACTATATGTAAGAGAAAAAGAAGATACATCAGTAGATAAATACGAAATGTCTTATGGTTTCAAAACAACACCAGTTACGAGACCGTTAATACTAGCAATGCTACAAGAAATAGTTGCAAATGAAATAAACAAGATTAATGACATAGATACATTACAAGAAATGCTTACATTTATCAAAAACAAAGTAGGAAGACCAGAGGCAGAAGTGGGATACCATGACGACTTGGTTATGGCACTTGCTATTACATATTACATACGTACACAACAATCAATGAAAGTCAAAATAAACGTAGAAAAAGAACACAATGATATGTTAAAAGCTTTTGGATTTAAAAACGTTTCTAAACCAATCTCAAGTGATTTTGGTAGCAAAATCAAACCAATATAGGAGGAAATAATATGATAGAAAATTTTAAAGTAATAGTCAGGGAATATGCAAATGAACACATAGATGTTACAGATGGTAAAAAAATAGATTTAGATGATGTGTTTGTAGTATGGTAATGTAAAACATTACAAAACTGGAAAGCATTATTAAGTACAACATTACCTGATGGCATGTACTATGAATTAACATATAACGGAGACAAAAAGGAAATATATTTAGATGCTTATAAAAAGTTCGAAAATAGATGTATCAAATTCGAATAAGGAGGCAATTATGATTATTCTATACTCTATATTAACAATCCTATGCTGGTGCATAGGATTTTATTCTGGCTATAAATTGGGTGACAAGAAAGAATTACCTGAAGTAAATCCAATTAAAGTAGCCGAAAAAGTAACAACTGAAGTAACAAACATTAAAAAGAAAAAAGAACAATCAAAGGAAATAAACGAATTAAACCAAGTACTCAAAAATATTGACAGGTTCGACGGAACAGGTCAAGGACAAATTCCAATCAAAAAGGGGTGAAGTAAATGAAAGATAATAGTATTCAAAATATGACAGATGTATTTGTAGAATACGAAAAAGGTAAGAATTATAACAATACCTTAAATCTTTTTAATAAAACAGAACAATGCTATGACTTTTATCATGGAAAGCAATGGGGTGGTGCTGAAACAGGAAATGTGCAACCTATTACTTTAAATGTAATTAAGCCAATTGTTAAATACAAAATTGGTGTTGTTAAGTCTAATCAATATCAAGTAGTGTTTAATCCTAACACATGGGAAAACCTTGAAGAATACGAACACCTAGAAAAAATATGCCACAGCTTAAACAGATATGTTAATCGTATATGGGAATTAGAACAAGTTAAATTTAAAACTGATGAGGCCTTAAAAGATAGTTGTATTTGTTCTGAAGGTATAGTTCATTCATACGAGGAAGACGGAGACATAAAACTAGAACTAATTGATAAAGTTAATGTGTTTTATGGAAATGAAAATGATGACAGCATACAGGACCAACCATACATAATTATTTCATATAGAAAAACAGTAGATAGTGTCAAAGAAGAGGCTAGAAGAAATGGAATAAAAGAAGATGTAATTGATTCTATTATATCAGACCAAGAGTATTTTGAGCAAACAAGCAAAGATAAAAGAATAAACGAAGTAAGTCCAATGTGTTTAGTATTACTTAAATATTATAAGAAAAATGGCACAGTATGGCTTAAAAAGTGTACTAGAACTGTAACAAT